GCTTCCGTTATTGTCATCAGTCAAGTATCTTTCTCACTACTTCTCTTCCTTCCCAGTTATCCTCTACTGCAACCTCATGCTTTTCACAAGCATACCTTGTATTAGTATCGGCGTTATCCTTCCATCCATTGCGACTCAAGGTTCTCTTCATAGCAAGACATCCCGGCACTCCCATTTCTACCCATTCCCCCTTCTCATTTTCATGGTGACCCATGAATTCTATGACGCTGCCATTAAGGAATAGCATAAGAACAAACATTATTTTAATAGTCATCGTGCATTACCATTGTGTGCCTTCAACTCTGCTACATTATCCTTGAGTATCTCCACCTTCCCTTCAAGA